CCACCACCCCCGAAAGCGAGTAACCCGCCATGGCCCGCAAGTTCAAGAAAACCCTCATCCTCGCCAAGATCGAGGCCACCCCCGGCACCGACGCCGCCCCCGCCGCCGCCGATGCGCTGCTGATTTCGGATGCCTCTTTCGAGGTCGAATACCGCAACGTTGAGCGCAATTTGATCCGCGACGCCATGGGCCACAGCGGCACCCTGGTCGGCACCCGCAACCTCAAGATCGACTTCACCGTCGAATTGAGCACCAGCGGCAGCGCCGGCGTGGCGCCCGCCTGGGGCAAGCTGCTGCAGGCCTGCGCCTTTGCCGAGGTCGTCACCGCCTCCACCAGCGTCGAATACACGCCCGTCAGCGCCAGCTTCAAGACCCTGACCATCAAGTACAGCGCCGACGGCGTCATTCACACCGCCACCGGCTGCATGGGCACCGTCACCATCAACCAGCCCGAGGGCGACCGCCCCACGTTGCAATTCAGCTTCATCGGCACCGACAGCGGCAGCGCCGCTGCCGCCGCGCCCACCGCCGACCTCACTGCCTGGAAGGTGCCCGAGGTTGTCAACAGCCTCAACACCGGCAAGCTCACCCTCGGCGGCACCTACGCTACCGGCGCCATCACCGGTGGCACCGAGTACTGCTCGCGCGGCCTCACCCTCAACATGGCCAACGACGTCAAGTACCTGGCCATGCTGGGCTGCAGCAGCATCGACATCACCGATCGCAAGCCTGCCGGCCAGTACGCGATCGAAGTCACCGGCGCGCAGGAGGTCACCATGCGCGCCGAGATCAACGCCAACACCGCCACCAGCGTCAGCCTGCTGCATGGCAGCGCCGCCGGCAAGCAGATCCTCGTGCACATCCCCCGCGCCGTGCGCCTCAACCCCCGCTATGAGGACTACGAGGGCGTGCTGCTGCTGTCCACCGATTTCAACGCCGAGCCTGTGCTTGGCAACGACGAAGTGCGCATCGTCGCGCTGTAACCCATCCACCAAAAAGAGCACCACACGCCATGTACCAACTCGCCATCGGCAACACCATCGAATTCAAGGCCGCCCTCAAGCTGCAAAACGCTGGCGTCGTCAAAACCTTCACCCTGGACCTGACCGCTGAGCGCATCACGGCCGAAGAACTGACCAAGCGCATGGGCGGCTTCAAGCTGCCGGATGAATTTGCCGACTGGATCGCCGAAATGCGCCAAATCCTGTGCGATCACGTCACCGGCTGGCGTAACCAGCGCCTGGTGCTCGACGCCGATGGCGAGCCCGCCGACTTCAGCACGCAGGGCCTGGAAATGGTGATGAACATTCCCGGTGTCGTCTACACGATCTTCAAGTCCTATCAGGAGGCAATCTCCGAATCCAGCGGAGACACCGGCCGCCGAAAAAACTCCGGAGGCTGATCCGGCTGTGGGCGCGCGAAAAGCTGCGGGTCGATGCGCCAGCGACTGACCATGACGACGCCCCCGACCGCCATCAGCCCGCCGACGAAGACCTCGATCTCGACAGCGCCGCCGCCGCGTTCGGCATTCGCATTGAGAGTGGCGCCGCCGCAGTGCCCACCGCCGATCTGCCCGTCGCCTTGCTCTGGCCCGACAACTTGCCCGCCTGGGTCGCATTCATGTCGGTGCAAACGCAGTGGCGCTACGTCAGCGGCGGCTTCGGCCCGCCCGCGAGAGTCGGCCTCGACTACGCCGGTGTCTGCGCCTACCTGCAAGCACAAGGGCACCGCGCGAAAGCCCGTCGCGGCCGCCCGGCGCTCGGCACCCTGCTGGACGACCTGCGCGCCTGCGAATCCGTCGCCATTGACGAGTGGGCGCGCAAAGCCGCGTCCGAAGCCCGCCAGCGGAGCTAGCCGCCATGAATGACATCAAGATCAAACTTGCCTTCGAAGGCGCCTCCCAGGCCGCCACCGAAGCCGCCCGCGTGGCCCAGGCCACCAAGGCCATGCAGGACCAGATCCAGAAGCTCACGCTGGAAATGCAGGCCGGCACCAAAGGATCGCAGGCCTACTTCGAAACCCTCGCGCGTGCCAAGGGCGCCGACACCCGCGCGCTTCAGCCCTACCTTGATCAGCTCGAAAAAGCCCGGATATTGCAGGCCGAGGCAGCGGCCGGCGCCGGCAAGCTCAGCGACTCATTCAACCTCGTGCGCGCCAGCGTGGGCGCCGTCGTCGGCAGCCAGCTGGTGCGCTGGGCCAAGGACGCGGGCGGCGCCCTGTTCGACGCCAGCGTCAACGCCGAGCGCCTGCGCACCATGCTCAACTTCGCCACCGGCGGTAACAGCACGCGCGAGATCGCTTACCTGCGCGACATCACGCAAAAGCTCGGGCTGGAGATGCAGTCCACCGCCGCTTCTTACGGGCAGTTCCAGGCCGCCGCCAAGGGCACCACGCTGGAAGGCAGCAAGGCCCGCGACGTGTTCGAATCCGTCGCCAAGGCCAGCGCCGTCATGGGCCTCAGCGCCGACCAGACCAGCGGCGTCCTGCTGGCCCTGCAGCAGATGGTATCCAAGGGCACCGTGCAGGCTGAGGAATTGCGCGGTCAGCTCGGCGAGCGCCTGCCCGGCGCCTTCCAGGTCGCGGCGCGTGCCATGGGTGTGTCCACCGGCGAACTCGGCAAGATGCTCGAACAGGGCCAGATCGTCGCCGACGACTTCCTGCCGCGCTTCGCCACCGCGCTGAATGATTACATCGGCGATGCGGCAGACGCAGCCGCCAACCGCCTGGAGGCATCCACCACAAAAATGGGCAATGCATGGGATCGCCTCATGCAGGCCGTGGGCGACAGCGGCGTCAGCGCACAAATGGCCGAAATGGCCACCACCGCCGCCGGCTCGCTGGACGCCATCGCCGTGGGCATGGGGGCCGCGCGCGCTCGCGGCGCCGGTCTCTGGGGTCAGCTGGGCGCGGGCATCGGCGTGATGTACGACCTGCTGGATTATTGGGACCGCTACAAACACAACCTCTACGCCAACGAGCAGGCCATGGCCAAGGCGCAGGCGCGGCTCGCCGAACTTCAGGCCCAGGCCAATAAAAACGCCGCCGTCAAGTTCGAAATCAGCCAGCTAGAGCAATTCATCAATCGCCTGGGCGTGGCCCGCACCGAACTGCAAAGGCTGCGTGCCGAGGCGTCTGGTGTCGCCAACGTTGGCGGCGCGCCGCGCGACATCCGCGAAGACAACCAGGGTCTCACGCGCGGCGCCTCGTATGCGCGCTGGGCCAAAGAGCAAGCCGACGCTGAAAAGGGCCTGATGGAAGTCCGCATGAAATCCGCGGGCGTCAACAAGGCCTATTTCGACGATCTCGGCAAATGGCAGGCCGCACTGCGCGCCGGCGTCATTAGCGAAAAAGAGTACACCGAACAGGTCTCCCGCCTCGCCACCGAAACCTGGAAAGCCAGCGCCGCCGGCAAGGCTGCCACCGAAGCCAAGCGCGCCGGCAGCAAAGCCGCCAACGAAGCCGCCAAGGCAGCCGAGCGCGAAGCCAACGCCTTCAAGTCGTTCATGACCTCGCTGCGCGAGAAAGTCGCCGGTCAAGAGCTTGAGCTGCGCGGTGGCGAAAAACTCTCCAAGGCCGACCGCGAACGTCTCGAACTGCAAAAACTGCTCGAGCGCGGTACCTTCAAGCTCACCGCCGCCCGCCAGGCCGAAGCCGAAGCCACCATCCGTGCGCTGGACCTGGCTGAGAAGGAAGTCGAGGCCATCAAGGTCGCCACCAAGGCCGCTGAGGAACGTCAGGCGCTGCGCATTAAAGAAACCGACAGCATCACCACCTTCATTCGCGCGCAACAAGAGGCGCACGCCACCGAACTGAAATCCGTCCGCGACCGTATCCGCGACATCAACGACGAGCAGCAGGCGATGGCTACGTCCATCAAGCTCAACATCAGCTTGGCCGAAGCCGTGCAGCGTGTCGCCATCGCGCGCCTGCGCGAAAAACAGCAGGGTTTCTGGGAGGGCTCCGAAGGCTGGCTGCAATTGCAGCAGCAGATCGACGCCCACGATGAACTGTTGGAGAAGATCGCCGGTCAGGAGGCGATGAAGAAGTCAAACGACTTCTGGGACAGCTTCATGAGCGCGGCCAAAGGCTCGTTCACTAACATCGAGCAGGGTTGGTCCGGGACGGTCAAGCAGCTGTGGAAGTCCATCAAGACCGGCTTGCTGGACATGCTGTGGAACGCCTTCGCGCGGCCAATCATGCTCAACCTGCGCGCTTCGCTGATGGGCACTGGCGGCCTGCTTGGCGGCGGCACCGCCATGGCAGGGCAGGGCGGTGGCGGCGGTGGCAACGCCATCAGCAGCATCTGGAGCCTGATGAACGGCTCATCCATCACCAACATGGCGACCGGATGGATCAGCAATCTCGGCGCGAACATGGGCGGTGAGATTGGGGCCAAGCTGGCGATGAACTCCGAGTTTCTCGGGTCAATCGTTGGCGGTGTCGGCAATGCGTTTGCTGGCTATGGCATCAGCAAGGCATTGTCCGGTGGTTACTCGGCGGGCGGTTGGGTCAATACCGCGGCGGGCGCTGCCTCGGCGATTCCGGGCATTGGTCCCATCGCTGGCGTAATCGGTGGGCTCGTGAACCGCGCCTTTGGTCGCAAGCTGACCGACTGGGGCATCGAAGGCACGTTTGGCGGCGCAGCCGGTTTTGCTGGCGATGCCTACCAGTTCCACAAGGGCGGGTGGTTCCGCTCCGACAAGACCACGCGCGAGGCGCTTGATCCCAAGCTCGTCCGCACGATGGGCGCCGCGTGGAAGGCCATCGAAACACAGGTCACCAATTTCGCCGACGTGCTTGGTTTGCAGGCCGACCGCATCGATGGCTTCAGCACATCCTTCAAGTTCAGCACCAAGGACCTCGACCCTAAGTCGAGCACTTACCAGCAGGACATTACCGCCAAGATCAATGAGGCACTGACGCAGGGCTCCAACGAGATGGCCGAGCGCATCCTCGGCAGCTGGACCGAGACCACCGAGACCGTCAGCAAGACCATCCGTGACCTGCGCCAGTGGGACGAGGACAACATGGGCTACGTGCAAGTCACGGAGACCATCAAGCGCCAGACCTACGTCGCCAGCGAATACGCCCGCGAAGGCGAAAAAGCCATCGACACGCTGACGCGTCTGGCCACGAGCTTGCAGGCCACGAACGCTGCATTCGACATGCTGGGCCTGTCGCTGTACGAGGCGAGTTTGGCCGGCGGCGACATGGCGTCAAAGCTGATCGACCAGATGGGCGGCATGGACGCCTTCGGCGCGCAAGTGGGCGCGTACTGGCAGAACTACTACACCGAGGCCGAGCGCCACGCCTACATGACGGCGCAGATGACCGAGGCGCTCGCCGCCGCCGGTCTGGTGATGCCCACCACTGTCGCCGGGTTCCGCGCGCTGGTGGACGCGCAGGACTTGACCACCGACGCGGGCCGCGCCGCCTTCACGGCGCTGATGAGCGTCAACGCCGCGTTTACCGAGGTCTACGGTAACGCTGACGCCGCCGCTGGCAGCATCGCCGGTCTGGGCGACGAGCTGGCCGCGATGGAGCCCATCGTGTTCGGCGCCGCGTCAGACCTCGCCAGCGTGATCGAGCAGGGCCTGCTGGGCACGCTCACCGGCGCACAGCTGGGCGAGCAGATGGCCGATGTGGTGATGCAGGGGATGTACAGCGCCATCGCTGGCGGGTTCAGCCAGCAAATCACCGCGCTGATGGTCGATGGCGTGCTCAACCCCATGATCGCCGCCGCGATGACCGGCGCCAGCATGTCGGCCGCCGTCAGTCAGGCCGCCATCGACCGCGTGATCCAGCATGCGCAGGCCGCCGCCGCCGCCATCAACGCGGTGCTGAGCGACCCCGGCTTCCAGGCCGCGATCCAGCAGGTGCAGGCCGCCGTCGGCTCGATCAGCGTTGGCATCCAGCGGCCCGAGCCTATCTACGACAGCTACGCCGCGCAGAACGCTCGCGCGCTCGCCGCCCAGCGCGAGGCAGAGCGCCTGGCCGACGAGGCCCAGCGCGCGGCCGACCAGCGCGCCCGCGAGGCGCAGCAGCTCGCCGACCAGCAGGCCCGCGAGGCGCAGCGCCTGGCCGACGAGGAGGCCCGCTACTGGCAGGCCGTGTACAGCGAGCGTCAGGGCCTGCTCAAGCAGCTCTGGACGCTCGAGGGCAACGTCGCCGCCGTGCGGCAGATGGAGCTGGAGGCGCTCGACCCCAGCAACCGCGCGCTTCAAACCCGCATCTGGCAGCTACAGGACGAGAAAGAGGCGGTCGAGCAATACAACGCCGCGCTGAAAAACGCTCAGGAGTTTCTGAGCGGCTTCACCCGCAACATCACCGAATTTATTTTCAAGGTCTCGCACGCCCAGGCCACTGCCGCCGAGGGCTATCAGCTGGCCGCCGCCAAGTTCAGCGCCCAGCTGGTGCTCGCCCGTGGCGGTGATCGTGATGCGCTCGGCTCGATCACCGGCTACGCCGACACGCTGATCGAGTCGATCCGCCGCGAGTCCGCCACCGGCGCCGAGGCGAATCTGCGCATCGCCCGCGTGCTGGGCCAGCTGGGCGAGCTGCCGCAGCAGGTCAGTGCCGAGCAGTTGATCGTTGACGCCATCGCCAGCGGCACCAGCACCACGGTCAACGCGCTGAGCAATCTGCAATCGAGCCTGATCAACGAGCTGATCGGCGGCTTCGACCAGCTCGACACCACCATGGACGGCAAGCTCTCGTTCAGCGAGCTGCAAACCGCACTGGCCGGCAAAGCGACCGACGCCGAAATCGCCGCGCTGATCGCGCGCGTGGACACCAACAGCGACGGGCAGATCAGCAAACTTGAGGCGGTGCGCGCCGCCGCCGCCACCACAGCCACCAACGTGGGCACGGTCAACACGTCGGTGGGCACCGTCAACACCAGCGTGGGCACCTGGGGCAGCAACCAGTACACCCGCCTGGGCGCTGTCGATTCGTCCGTCGGGTATTGGGGCAACGCACAAACTAACGCCACCAACGCGATCCTCAACTACCAGTCCGTGCAGACCGCCGGCACCTACGCCGACTTCAGGTCCGACTACCGATTCATCCGCGAATCAGTTGAGGATGCCACGGCCGCCATCGAGCAGATGCACTGGCGCAACAGCCTTAACAGCATCGCGGCGTTGCGAATCTCTCTCAGCGAAGTGCGCAACGGTAGTATGCCGTTCTACGTCAAGTCCGAGCACCGCGCCGGAACCATGATGACGTTCGAGACCGGCGGCTACACCGGCCACGGCGGCCGCTTTGAGCCTGCCGGCATCGTGCACCGTGGCGAGGGCGTGCTCAACCAGGACGACATTCGCGCCCTGGGCGGGCCGTCCGGCTTCGAGGCCCTGCGCCGCTCGCTCAAGCGCGGCTACGCCGACGGCGGGCTGGTGGCCCCGGTGCCGTTCGTCGCGCCCATCCTGCGCCAGGGCAGCGATCCAGAGATCAAGCGCCTGCTGCGTGAGCTGGTCGACGAAGCGCGCGCCAAAGAGAGCAACGACCGCGTGCGCCACAGCACGCTGCTGAATCAGGCCAGCCGCCAGACCGAAATCATGGAGCGGCAGGAAAACATCGGCATGCCGCGCACGCGCAAAGAAAACGCCGTCGTCGTATGAACAGATCGCCACTCCAAATCATCGCCGGCACGCGCGTGACCGACGCCATGCTTGTCGGCACCAACCTCGCCGAGACCGAGCACGCCGCGTACAGCGGCAGCGCCACGTACAACAAGGGCAGCCGCGTCATCCATCAGCACGTGATCTACGAGAGCGTGCAGGACGGCAACACCGGACACACGCCCGGCGCGCTCGACTCGGGCCAGTGGTGGGGCAAGGTCGGGCCAACTAACAAGTGGGCCGCGTTCGATCTGTCCAGCAGCACCAAGGTGCTGATGACCGGCGACAGCTATTTCGAGCTGCGCTCCGGGCAGTCCATCTCCAGCGTCATGCTGATCAACTGCGCGGGCATCGAGTCTGTGCGCCTGCGCCTGATCGAGGACGGTGTCACCCATTTCGACCAGCTGCACAGCATGGCCGCCGTGATGAGTGAGCCAACGTGGTACAGCTGGTTTTTTGATTCGCGTGTCAACAAAACGCGCCTCATAGTCAGTGATCTGCCCGCCCGTCCGCTGGCCACGCTGCGCATCGACATCTACCCCATCGGCGGCGAGACAGCCAGCGTTGGCACTGTCCAGTTCGGGCGCTCATACAAAGTTGGCGTCGGCGTCAAGACAGGCGTCACGCTGGAGCGGCTGGATTTCAGCAGCGCCGAGGAAAACAAATACACCGGCGAGATCGACTACCTCATGCCCCGCCCGCCCGGCAAGCGCCAGCAGCTCACCGTGGTACTCGACCCGAGCGAATTCGACGCCACCGACGCATTGCTTGACCGCCTGGTGGGCCTGCCCTGCATGTTCATCGTGCCCGGCCCGTTCAAAGCCCTGTCCCTTTGGGGCTACCTGCCCGGCTCGTCACAAAGCGTGCCCTACGTCAACGCGCCCGAACTCAACATCACCATCCGAGGATTCCCACAATGACCGCACCACAGATCACTAAAGTCCTCAACCCG